CGCAATAATAGGCTCTATCGTATTTAAGATTATACCCTCTATGTCCGATTGTGTAACAAAGGTAAAATTTGTCTTTCTTAATAATTCTTCTTTAAATATTACACCGTCGTCTGCAAAAAGAGTAGTGCTAGAATATTTTCCGCTAGGATCTTTTAAATCATAATATCTACTTATACCACTAGCAATTCTATTAACACTTTTAGTTTTTACTATTTCTTGGCTAATTCCTAAAGGTCCGATATTATAATCTTCTGCTGTAATAAGTCTATTTTGGGTGTAATAAGTTGCAGGTGCATTTGCTTTTATATCAGCATTTGTTTCACTTGGTCTAGCATTAGTAACTGTATATTTTAAACTTAAACCAATAGTTAATGTTTCTTGAGTATTACTTTTGCTAATGTAAGGAATTTCTATATTAATAGCATTTAAACTACCTGGTGAAATTACACTATTTTTATTATCAGATACTCTATAATAAACTTTGAAATTTCCACTCGGCAAATTACCAAAAACACCATCACTAAAGATTAAATTTATTCTGTCATCAATTCTAGATACAACAGCATACGAATTTCTTATACCAGCAAAAAGACTGTTGTATATAATATTATTTCCCTCAACAGATTCCAATTTACTCCACAGACTAGTTTCAAACCCATTAGAATCAGTACTATACAACCAAACATCAGTATGATTTATATTAACAGCATCTATAGAAACTATTTGATTAGGTATAGGATTTTCTACTATAAAACTTCCGTTTTCAATTCGGCCTTGTCTAAAATGCATAAAAAATCCAGTATTAGAACTGCCTGGTCCTTGTCCGTCATCCCTATACAAAAATGCAGGATTATTTCCCGGTAATGGGGGTTCTTCTACAATATTGCCATTTTCTATACCTGTGCTTACTATTTCAAATCTTGTGCTTACACCTTCAACAGTTTTAGTAAATCCGAATACAGGGATATCAGTGTTAATTGCATTAAATCTGTACTGTTCTGTAGATACATTAGAAATAAATTCTGTTTTTAAAGGTCTTCCTACTGTATTGTTAACAGGCAATGCTGCATTTAATATTTTAATAAATTGTTCAAAATAATTAGGATTTGATCTATCATTCCATCTTACTACAGTCCCTGCTAGATTAAAGCCTGTGCTATCTCTTACAGTTTCAGTTGTTGCTACAGTGTCAAATTTTAACAATCCATTTGCTGCTTGATTTCTTGTAGCATTGTAAGAAATTAATCTTGCTAATCTTAAAACACTTTCTCTGCGTTCAGCAGTTTCTAAAAAGTTTTCTCTAGCATTTAAGTCAACTCTAAAACTAAGATTTTGCCCCAAAAACGCAATCAAATCAATCAACGCAAGATATTCTGAACTTTCAATATAATCATTAAAATCTTCAGGATAATTTTGACGAAGATAATTTATCATTGTTCTACGCAAATTGTCAAAATCATAACTTTGAAAATCTGCATTTCTAAATGATTGATATATGGCTTTCCAATCTTCTGTTGCTAATAGTCTAGACTGTCTGTCAGTAGATGACATGTTTAATTTCCTTATCTATATAAGGTATTTATCTTAATAATAAACAGGGTATATTATATTAAGTTTGCTTTTTGATCAAATCTATAAATCATTTGATCGGATATATTATAAGGAAGATAAGTTAGTGAACATCTAACTTCTATACCTTGTTCATAACTGTCAATTAAAATTTCATCCACTTGAACTCTTGGATCATAGTTTACAATATCTGTTACATTTTGAATAATTGCTTCTCTTACTTGATCAGTAAATGGTTCAAAAAGCATATCCCAAATTATACAACCAAAACTAGGGTCAGACAATTTTTCTCCTTGTCTAATATGAAAATGATTTATAATATCTTGCTTTATCAATTCAAAATCATAAAGAGCAAAATTTTCTGTATTGTTTGAAACTGAAGAAAAACCTCTATATGCCCTTCCTACTTGAGCACGTTGTGGACCACCTTCTACTACTACTCTTTTATATAGATTTTTTTCTAACGTACTCATTATGCTAATCCTTTTCTAACGTTTTGTATTGCTGTTGCAATAGGCGCATTGTATGATGAACTATAATTACTCCAAGTTCCTGCATCACCTCTGTTAACAATAGGCGGTCTAGGTTGTCTACTAGGTGTTTCATCATAGTGTATTCCCCAATTGTAACCTCCTATGCCAGGACGAACACCTTTTGCATTAGCATTAATAAGTAATCTTTCTACCAATCTTATATAAAGTTCTTGTCCATAAGGAGGAGTAATTCTTTGATTTTGAGGATCTAATATATAAAAATCTGCTGCATATCCTCCAGGATGATTTTGAGTACCTTCTTTACGAGTTCCTCTTCCGCCTTCTGGAGTAATTCTAACTTTATATGTAGGTCCTAATGCTTCAACTACTGCTTTTTGCATTGCATCTAAAATATACTGTCTAGGTAATTCAGGATCATCGCTTTGAACATTAGGTGGTAATTTGCTTGTATAATCTGCATTATATTCTAATCCGTCCTTATATCGAGATTGTCCTGCTGGTTCTCCTGTACTTTCGTTTTCGGTATAACCTTGGCCGTGAAAATCTCCAGCATCTCCACCGCCGCCGCCACTTACAATATTGCCACCACTACCAGTTACTCTAGTACTACGTGCTAATTCACCTTTATTTTTTAAGAAAGTATCAGGTGTTAAAATTCTATCAGCAGTAGTTAAGTCGCCTGGGTTTTCTCTATCAGTTTCTTGGCGTTTAAAATTAAGTGGTGCTAGATTTTCGTGATGTGGCCAAGGTTCGTGTTGTGGTGCTCTTAACAATATGCTATCGTATTGTACTGGCGTTAAAGACCCTGGTATAATATAGGGCAATGTATAAGTTGCTAATGTAATAACGGGAGTTGCATCTTCTGGTAATGAAGATTGAGTAGCAAGTGACGCAGGACTTGCAATTGCCGCAGCAGGACCGTTTAAATGTATATCCGATGAACCTGTTACATATACATTTGCTCCAGTAGATCGTATATTCATACTAGCAGTAGATGTAAATTTAGTTTTTTCACCAGACAATGTATTGATGTCAATTGCTGCTTTGGCTTTAATATTTGCATCTCTTGATATTATGTTAATATCTCCCCCGACGTCTAAGAAAGAGACACCTTTTACTTTATCGTGTAAATTAGATTCCGAAGTTCTATAAAAACTGTGTCCTGACGATTCGTGTGTTGCACTGTCAGATCTTTGAAAAATATTTGCTTTAGAATGCAGAAAATAGTTGTTTTCCACTGTAGTTTTCATTTCTTTTCTTACCAAAACGTCAGCAGAACTACCAACTGTTATTTTGTAATCTTTACCTACATCAATATTCGTATTGAATAAACTTTCTATTTGAACTCTACCACTTTCTTTACCTTGTTCGAATTGTTTTCCATCACTCCATCTAGCAGATGCTTTTATGTTAACATTTCTGCCTGCTTCTAAATTAATGTCTCTTTCTGCTGTAATGTTTAAATCAGTATCTGTCATAATACTAATACTGTCTTGAGCATGAATATCAATTTTACCATCACTAGTCAATTCTATCCATGCTGTTCCTCTACTATTAGAAATATAAATTATATCTTCAGAATTGTGTAAAAGTATTTGATGTCCTGTTCTGGTTCTGATTCTAAACAATTCATTTTGAGGAATAGTTTCATCACCTCCAGGTTCTCCTACTTCTTTATTAATGTAAATAGGAGGTCCGTCTTCTGCATGTGTTGCTCTTATAAACTTGTCATCGCCGTCATCCATAACAATACTAGACCCACCGAGTCTATTGAATGGAACATCTGCAGGTGCTCTATCATCGCCGTATTTTGTAGTAGGATGTGTTTGTCTTTTATCTAATGGTCCAGGACTGCTCCAACCAAAAACCATAGATGGGGTTTCTCTTCTAGCACTAGATGTTGTTGTTCCTCTTGCTTCGTCATATAATAGTCCTTGAACTTCTAATGTTTCAGTAAAATCTTTGTTATAAGGTTTTGAAAACAACGTAGGATCTATTAAATTTGCAGTTTCTAACAGTTTATTATATTCTCCTACTGGAAGTTTTGCACCTTTTAAATTACTAGGAGTAATATCTGTAGTATTAACAGTTGATGCCCTGCCATCAGGAACCATAAAGTTCATACCGTGATCTTGAATACAACCTATCCAATAACCATAAGCAGCATGACCTTCTGCAAATATAACTAATACTCTAGTGCCTGGATCAGGTGGTACAGCCCAAAAACCATAACTTTTTTGAGTAAACTGATACCCATCATTTTGTTTAAGTCCCTTAACTGGAGTTACACCATAAAACGGACTTAAATATTTTACCATAACAAGTTGGCCAGAACGTTCAGGTGTACCAGTGGCTCCGCGTCTTCTTAGCAATTCAACTTCTAACGATCCCATGCTTAAAGGATCAAGATGATTTATAACTATTGCTTCATAAGGTCCAATATCTAAAATCGGACCATCTTCTAATCTTGTTCTCGAATATGTATAAGATGACATTTATATTCCTTTAAAATGGTCCAGTATTTCTTGCGGGAGGTTGAGGTAATGTTCTACTAGATGGGCTACCATAATATTGTCTATCTACGTTAACTTCTCTAGGTCCTGCAGGTGTATTAATTATCTGTGTTCTTCTCACTACAGTTTGAGGTCCGGCAGGTGTTTGGACTACTTCTGATCGTAAACTACCTACTGGTTGTCCGTCTAGTAATTTGCCAATGTCACTGTCATTCCAATCTCTTAAATTGTTCGGTTGTGGATTAGCAACACCAGGAGTATCTACCCCAGCACTTTCAGGAGGAACTCCTACATTATATCTAGCGTTTGAAGAAACAGGATTTGTACCATTAATACCAATGTCTCTTACTTTTTTCCCTGTTCTAAAATCATATCTATCATCATAGAAATCAATTGGCTCATAAAAATACGGATTTTCTGAATTTGGTAGTGCTGTTGTTGAACTAGGATTTTGATAAACACTGTGTCCGCCTACAACATAATTATTACCACTTGTTGCTAATTCTGCTGCTCTTTTTGGAGAAGAACCAGCAGACGGACTAGCCCCACTTCTTCCAGTAGTAGAAACATCTACAGCAAAACTCTGACCTGTGCCACCATTCTTTATATCTTCTAATGCTTGAAAAAAAGTATCACAGTCATGCAACGCTCTTCTTGTACCTATTCTACCTAATCTTTTTGTACTGTCGTTTTGAGAACAAGGTAATGGTATACTTTCAAACTCTCCGGATAAGTTATATTGAAATTGTTCTGTTGTAATTGTACCTGCTAACCAATCGTCATATTGCCTTACACGTTTTAAAACATCTATAATTAAAACATCCTGTACATCTGGTGTAAATCTTGTATTATCTCTGTCTAATCCTACAGAATCTATGGCGTCTTGCAATGTTGCTTGTACAAATTGATATCTACCGCTAGCACTAGAATTTACATATCCTCTTCTTACATTTAATCTAACTAGATCTCTTTGCCATACGGCTACTTGTGTTAGTGTCATGCTTGTAAGTGTTGGATTGTAACTGCTAGGGTAATATGATGTATAAGGATCTCCTCCTGCATTCGTGGCTTCTTTAGATGCAACTAAATCTAACAAAAACTTATCTTGTTGTGTAATAGATACTCGTGACATAATGATCCTTTTATTGTGGTCCTACTGGTGGTCTTCCGGTTGCAGGTCGAGCTGATATACCGCTAGTAGATTGTCCAGGTCTTCTAGGAAGGTTTATTGTGTTGGCTGTAGCAGCACCTGTAGTAACTCCTACTCTTCCATTTCCAGGTGTTAAACTAGGACTAACTACAGTTGAAAATCCAGAACGGCCTGCACCCGGTACTGTTGCGGCTGATCTTAGGGTAGTTCTATTTTGAACTGATGCTGCTGCGGCAACAGGATCAAAACCTGCATAACTTCCTCTACCGCTGCTTATCTGTGGCACTAGATTTCCTTCTGTACCTGTAGGAGTGCTATTTTGTTTTGCTCTTCTTATTAATTTTAACTGTTGTTTAAATTCACCGCCACTAAATGTAGAAGTTACAGCCCAAACTTGGTATAGTCCACTAAAATACGACACGTCGTTAAAACCTATCATTAATCCGCCGATCTGTGCATAATCAACAGGTGTTCTAAAATTCACAAGAATTAAAACTTCATTAGTAATATAACTCATTGTGCCTTCTGCATTAATTGTAGGGGCTAAAGGAGATGCACTATAATTTCCTAAGTCAGTAGGCAAATAATAAGTATCTCCCCATATTTCCATTTCAGCAGTTATCATATCAATAGGAGAATTTATTATTCTACTATGAATTGTATCTGCAATTCTCTTTTTGCTGTATGGTAAAGAAGATTGAAAGCCGCCGTTCATATCATAACTATTATTTGGTACTTGATTTAAAACAGGCGAGGGTTCTTTATTAGAAGATTGATTGCCTGAATCTTTATTAGGAACTTCATTATCTGTATTACCATTGTTATTTGCAGTTAATCCGCTTAAACTATCTGCTCCTTTTGCAAAATCAGATAAAACATTAGAAAAGAAAGCATGGTTAAAATTAATATCAAAATTTAATACATCTTCGTTTAAACCAGTATAATAGTAATTGTATTCTTTCACAACTGCTTCTTTTAATTCTTCTGTATTTCTAGGTGCTTCAGTAGGAGCAATTAATTTTGCTTCATCCACAAAATAAGGATGAACTGAATAAACATATGTTTTTCTCGGTCTTCCTAACTGTCTTTGTATAGGATCATTAGTTTCTATAAAAACCATAGTTTCTATTCTAAACCATCTTTTAAATCCAGTGCCATCGTCTGTTGTTGCACTTTCTTTAATATATACAGAATTTAAACATACTTCTTCAATTATTTGGGTAATTCTCGAACCTCTATTAAATTGTGCTTTTCTTTCTTTTTCAGGCACCCTTGCTTCGTATACATTTCTTTGAATTACTTTACTTGTATCGTCATATACACTTGCTACAGGAGGAAATTCAACTGCACCACCATCGGTGGTATCTTCAACAATAGGACTTAAACCTATTGCATTCATATTTCCTTCATTTTGTGATTTCACTTTACGGAGGATACTCTTTAATATTTCTATTATATTCTTAATA